ACACTTTCCAAAGGAGCCACTGAACTACAAAAAACTAAAAATATGGAAATGCAAATGCCAGAAGAATTTTGGGATAAGTTTGCAGAGATTCACCAAGAAATGGCGTTTTCTGCAATTTGTGGTTCTCTTTCGCAATTAGTAGATTTAAAGTTACTTTCTATTGGACCAAGGAGACCAAAATGAGTGCAGATTGGTGGACAAAGAAACTACAAGGGCAGAACCCCCCAGTTGGTAGACCAGACCCAACGCCCCCAATGCCTCCTTCTCAACAACCGATGACTCGGTATGTTCCTCCCACAGTACAACCACCTACACCTTCTAAAGCACAAAGCATAAATCAAACACAATCATGTCCCGAGTGCAATTCTAATAATTATTTAGCGGTAAACGCTAATGTCGCACCTCGTTGTTATGATTGTGGCTACCCCATTTCTCAATCAGGAAGTCGTTATGGTTCTTTAACTGGGGCACAAGTAGAAGGTTCAACAAAAATGGCAGCAGGTAATGACCTGACTAACAATTGGAATCCTCAAGGGATTATAGGAAGAGTGGATTAATGAACGATGAAGCAAAGAAAATCGTTGCACAACTCAACAAGAAATTTGGCAACAACGTCGTGGTTTGTGCTTCTGACATTAGGGCTGACATTATTCCTCGCATTACCAGTGGTTCTACTACATTGGATTACGTCCTTGGAGGAGGATTTCCAGGAAACCAGTGGAATGAATTAATTGGCGAGTCTTCGCATGGAAAAACTGCTGTTGCTTTAAAGTGTATTGCTGCTAATCAAAAAGCAAATCCTGATTACACAACTGTTTGGGTTGCTGCAGAACAATGGGTTCCAGAGTATGCTGAAATGTGCGGTGTTGATGCAAGTCGTGTAATTGTTATTGAAACCAACATCATGGAAGAGGCATATCAAGCGGTAATTGATTTTGCAGAATCCAAATCTGTAGATGCTATTGTGATTGATTCTCTTCCAGCACTTTCTCCATTACCAGAAATGGAAAAGAACATGGACGAAATGACTGTAGGTCGTGGTGCACTACTAACAAACAAATTCTTTAGAGTGGTAGGTGCTGCGATGAAAAGAAGTTTAGTTGAGGATGAAAGAGCCGTATTAGGTTTAATTATTAACCAATACCGTATGAAAATTGGCGTAATGCATGGTGACCCAAGAACAACTCCTGGTGGAGAAGGAAAAAATTATGCTTTCTTTACTCGGTGTGAGATTAGAAGAGACGAGTGGATTGAAATTGGTCCAAGTGGAAACAAGATTCGTATTGGACAAACCATTAAGGTTCGTAGTTTAAAGAATAAAACTGCTCCGCCTCAACGAGTGGCTTACTTTGATTTTTATTTTGCTGAGGGTGGAGACTGTCCTCCAGGAGAATACGACTTTGCAAAAGAAATTGCAGCCATGGCAATAGTTCACGATATTGTAGAAAGAAAGGGGGGTTGGTACTACTATGGCGAGAGAAAATGGCAGGGAAATGAGTCTTTAATCGCCAGTATTAGGGAAGAAGTCGACCTAAAAGAAGAGTTGTCTAAAAAGGTATTATCATTATGAGGTCTGAGGGACAACGACAATCTCAAAAGCATGAAAAGCGTTTAGCCAAAAAAGTTGGTGGAACGCGGACTGCTGCTTCTGGGGCATTTTGGTCAAGAAAAGGAGACGTTAGGTCTAAAGAACTTTTAATTGAACACAAGTGGACTGGAAAAAAACAGGTCACTATCAAATCAGAAGTTCTAAAGAAGATTACGAGAGAGGCAATACTAGATAGCCGAATACCCGTGCTCGGTTTACATTTAGATGGGGAGAACTACGTGGTTCTTCTTGAAGACGATTACCTAGAAATGAGAGAGACCGTTGAAAAGGAATCGTAAAGCATGGATGAACCGTCTTACGCATGGCGGTATGAAGCAAAGTGTCGCGGAGAAGATACTGACACTTTTTACCCCCCACGTGATAAAGAATTGTACACAATCATCGCAGATAGAGCAAAAACGTTTTGCTTTGGAGCGACTGGAAATAAACCTTGTCCAGTTCGCTTAGAATGTCTGTGGGATGCTGTAGAAAGGGATGAGCCACATGGAATTTGGGGAGGTCTGTCTCATCGAGAAAGAAACGCTTTAATTCGAAAGTGGAAGAAAAAATATAAAAAGACTATGACGTTGGAACAATACATAAAAGGACTCGAGGATTAAATGAACGCAGAATTAAAGAGGTTTCTAGAGGCTAAGAAGTCTAACCCTAGATTAGTAGGAGATGTTGAAAGACATCTATTGGCACGAGCACCAGAGCCACGCTCTACTACTGTTTTACACCCGTCAGAAATTGTAAAAAAAGACTGGTGTTTGCGAGCCTCTTATTTTGCACTTACTGGAATCGCAGTTAAGAAAGAGACACCCAACTTACGGTTACAGTCTATTTTTGATGAGGGTCATTACATCCACGCTAAATGGCAAAACTGGTTTAGAGAAATGGGTGTTCTATATGGTCAGTGGCATTGTATGGTCTGCGGTGGAGAGATGTTTGCTACCTCTCCAGTTGTTTGTTTAAATTGTGGTGCTAGAAGTCTTTTCTTAAAGTACGAAGAAGTTACCTTGTCTGATGCTCCTTCAAGAATCCAAGGTCATACAGATGGCTGGATAAAAGGTATTGGTAATGACTGCCTCATTGAGATTAAATCAATTGGTGCAGGAACGTTACGTTTTGAAGCACCAGAGTTGTTAGCAAAGCACGAAGGTGATGTACAAAAAGCCTGGAGGTCAATCAAACGACCTTTCAATACACACCTTTTACAAGGTCAGATTTACTTAGAACTAATGCGACGAATGCTTCAACCAGTAGACGAGATTGTTTTTATCTATGAGTTAAAAGCGGACCAAGATTATAGTGAATTTACTATAAAAGCAGATTTTGGAATGGTAGAAGAGATTTTTGAAAAGGCAAAGACAGTCTGTGCTGCTGTTGACGCTAAAGAACCTTTAGAGTGTAATATTGGTGGAAAGTTTGGCTGTAAATCATGTCAACAATTTGGAGGAGAAAATGTCGCTTAAATTAGGGCAAGCATCACAACAAGCAGTTGAAGAGTTATTAAACCAGGGGTTTGTCATTTCACCCACACAATCAACGTTTCCTGTTCCTCATCCTGATTTAACTCTATTAGATAGTGAAGAATTAAGCAGGCTATTTAGTAAACTGACCGCTTGGACAAACTATGTTGCAACGCAACTAGCAGCAGCACAGATTGATGAACGTGCTGCAGAAAAACTACTAGAAACGCAAACTGCAAAACTAATGATTGTAAGGTCAAGTTCAACAACTAAAACTCCAGTTGCCTCTATGAAGGCTGATGTTGCAGGAAGTCCTGAAATTATAAAACTGTCTAATGATTTAGATGTTTTATATGCTTACAGAAAAATGATTGAAGTTATGTTTTTTAATCTAGAAAGAGATTCTGCTTTAATTTCTAGAGAATTAACTCGAAGAGCCTCAGACTTTAGAGCAAATAGACAGGATAAGGCAGCATGGTAGAAGAAACGGTTCTATACGAAGCACAACGTTTAATTACAAATGACCGTAATAAATCCTATGACCACCCATTAGACAACTTTGCAAGAATTGCAAAAGGTTGGTCTGTAATTTTTGGTAGTGACGTTACTGAAGAACAGGTTGCGTTAGCAATGACTTGGGTAAAAATTTGTCGTGAAGTACATAAACACAGTCGAGATAACATCGTAGATGGTGCTGGTTATTTAGGAACCTTACAGATGGTTATAGATGAGCGTGAACTACGTGCTACTAAAAACGATTGATGGTGGATTAACAAGAAAAACAGACGTTTACATTGGTATTGACCAATCTTTAACAGGGTTTGCTTTAACAGCCTTATCTGAAGATAACCCCCTAGAGTTTTTTACGTGGGTATACAAGTCTCCTTATTTTGGTATTGAAAGATTAGTAGATATAAAAGAGTGGCTTGAAGACACCTTAGATTATATTCAAGAACATGGTGCAGAGGTATTAGATGTAGCAATAGAGGGAAGTGTTTTACAAAGTCCTTCCGCTCTTAAATTAGGTGAACTAGCAGCAATTGTTAAATTGGCTTTGTATGAAAGAGACAAGATATTTCCTCTACAGGTTTCCCCTATGACCTTAAAGAAGTTTGCTGCAGGTAAGGGAAATGCAAAAAAACAAGAGATGTTGCTCCAGATGTATAAGCGATGGGACGTTGAATTTAACGATGACAATGCTGCTGACTCTTACGCTCTAGCCCGTTTGGTCTCAGGAAATGGGATAAATACCGTTGAAAAAGGGATTATTGAGCAAATGACAAACCCAAAATATCGAGATGAGCCACGTTTAGCCTGATTTTTTGAGGTTTATTCTCTACCTTTATAAACAGGCAGGGCACTACAACTCGAACTTAAAGGACTACCAATTGTGACTAAAGAACCAACACCCGCTTCAGAAGAAGCGTTTTTACGTGTAAGTGCTGGAAGTAACCCTCAAAGCGTTGCTTCTGCAATTGCTCATGCTTTGTACTCAGGTGGACAAGTAAAACTAAGAGCCGTAGGTGCAGGAGCCGTTAATCAAGCGGTTAAAGCACTAGCGATTGCTCGAGGATACGTTGCTCCTCGTGGATTAGACTTGACGTGTAAACCAGGGTTTACAACCATCGAGAGCCGTGACGGAGAAATCTCTGCAATTGTTTTTAGCATTGAAGCAAGATAAAAAAGAGTATTATTACTGTAAGTAAAGGAGTTTATATGTCAGATTATAGAAGAATGGGACAGGCTATGCGTCGTCGTGCAGGTGCATCAAGCAGCACATTAGGTGGGGCTGATAAGAAAGTTTCTGTAGAAGTTCCAGATGCAATTAACGATATGCTAAACGCGTCAAGTGCTCGTTTGTCTATCGGTGCAGTTCGTGGAAAGTTAATTCCAAAGAAGAGCACACAGGCAGCAGACCCAACAGTTATGGGTGCAAAAGCAAAGCGTGCTCCTATGCAGGCAGGTAGCGAAAAACTTGGACCAGCATGTAGAATTTCTTCTACATATTCTGTTACTTCTCCAGAGGCAGCGTCAACTATGCGTAATGGTCGAGTTGTTTCAAGCACAATGGGAACTCGAGCATCGCTCACAGATTCCATTCACGACTCACGAGGCTAACATGAGTTCAAATGCTCTTTCTGCTGCACAGGGTGGAGAGATGCCAAAACCTTTTAGGTATTCTGGCTACACCGCTCCCAAAGGATTAGGCAGCGCAAATTTAACAACTCAAGGCAAGCGTACTGCGTGGACCAACGACAGCGACCCTTACGGAACTCCACAACCCCTATCAAAACAAACACAGGGGTCTTTTTACAAATGGGATGATGGTAGTCCGTCTCAACCTACAGTCGAAAAAAGATAGGTCGTGTCGTAGTCGTTTTCGTTAAAGAGTTTGTATACTAATTCGTAGACAAACTAGTAACGAAGGGCTACTTATGGCAGAAGAATCGCTTCTTTCAGTTCTTGATGAATTGTTAGCAAAAGCAGAAGCCCCAAACGTTCGTCCATGGACATGCAAATTTGGTAAATGGTTAAAGACATTAACTGAAGATGAAGCATTCCGTGTTAAAAAAATAATGGACTCCAATATTACTCACGCAGAACTTCATCGACTATTGTCGAGAGTTTGTGATGTTAGTCGAGACACCATCAGGACTCATAGAACAGGACGCTGTGCATGTCGAGAATGAATAAGGATGAACTAAACAAGGTTTTGACGGACGCAGAACAACAAATTGTGGAGTCAAAAATTAATGAAGTATTACAGAAAAACGGAATTGACCGCGATGAAGTTGGGAAGATTTCTCGGGTTAGTGTATCTACTTACCAAACGGTTACTAAAGGGGAAGACGGAGAACCCGTCATCAACGACCTTGAAGCAGTTAAGGTTGTTTTACATCCTTCTTGGGAAGCAGGACCGCAATGGGAAATAATCCGTCCAGCAACTCCAGTAGAAGTAAAATTACCTTGGAAGCCACAGGTAAAAAAGAAGTCTGAAACAGACTTAAAGTGTGCGTTTATTTTACCCGACCCTCAAATTGGTTACCGTCGTTACGAAGACGGCACATTAGACCCATTTCATGATGAACAAGCAATTGATGTTGCTTTACAGATTATGGCGTATGTCCAAGAAAAATATGGAATCGATATAGTTATAAATCTTGGAGATTTCTTAGATTTACCAGAACATTCGAAGTTTATACAAGAAGCAGCCTTTGCTGGAACAACACAACTAGCCATTAACTACGGTCATGAGTTCTTAGCAAAACAAAGAGCAATTTCTCCAGAAGCACGAATAGTCTTGCTTGAGGGTAACCACGATAACCGACTTAATCTGTAC